AATAGCCTCAGACTTATTTAAAATCTTTCTTATCCAGTTTATTACTGTTTACAGTTGGTCTTTTTTCTTTGCTTGTTTGTGTCGTAATACGGTACCCGCTGCTCTACTCTCTCTAGCAACAGGGATTATCATCTGTACAGTGCCTCACTACGATGCGATGAACTGGATCAACTACGATCGCCTTCTCAAATCGCAAGCCCACTTGAATATGACTTGGCCTTACATCCGCTTTGCGATCATCTACTTGCTCACCATTGCAGTGGCGGTCAGGCTCAGTTGGATCGCGATTCAGCGTGATTGGATTTGGAATATTGGGCAATAGCCGCACAAAAGCATGGCTTGGGCCATCTTACAACACAAATAAGGGGACAGCCCCTCTTTTTAATTTATCAAGTCGGCGACTGAAACCCACTGGGCATACCGCCCCAGCTCAGAATAAGTCCACGCTGGCATAGTAAAAAAGAGATCAGATGAATTTTCCAAATAATTTCAATTTATTGCGTTTTTTATGGGTATTTAATAACTTAACAGCTCTAGCTAAAGCTAGTCTACAGAAGCTTTCTGAGAATATTATCACAAAAAAGAATGGTAATTATATGGTTTTTAATAACTATAAAATCACACCTATTTTTTCAGCCTTTCGTGTCTTTAAAGAAAATGAAGAAGTTGAAGTTTTTAGTTGTAGTCGTAATGCTTTAGCCTGGTGTATTTTAGATCGTAAAGGAAGAACTGAAGCAAATGAATTATTAGAGGTTGATAAGCAACTTAGCTATAAAATGTTTGAATTTGAGAATTTAAATACCTGCATAAAGAACGAAACAGACCCAGGTCGTAAAGAAATTTTTATTATTAAAAGTATTGACAATATTGCTAAAATGAAACACCTTAGAAAACAATTAGCGAATTCTGTTTCTTTGGCTAAATACTATCAACAACAGGGAATTAAGAATGAAACTCGACGAATTAGATCACATCACAAAATCTAAACAAATAGGTAAAATCCTTGAAGGTCATTTCGGCTTTCAGATCAATCCAAATAGAATTAATGCCGAATCAGCACAATTAATGTTAGATAAAACCACCGAAATAATTAAAGAATTTAAAAAATCGCCAGACTTTCATAAAAGTGAATCAAATCCCAAGTATTTACAGGCATTAATGATAGAACAAGCTCTAGAATCATTAATGCAAGAATATAATTGGGTTGGTAAAGGAGCAGATCCTCAAAAAAAGGCAAATACTCTTGCTCCGGGTATAAAAGAACCTGATGAAGATGACGAAGATTGGGTAGATGACGAAGATATTACAGTTCGTAATGAAGACGAGCTCGCTGATGGATGGGAAGAAGAAAAAATGAATCCTGTTGCTGATGAAGATGATAGCGAATATGAAGATCCGAGAGAGTTAAAAGATGACATGTGTTCAGTTTGTGGAGAAGACGATGCAGATGGTCATAACCACGAAGATGAAAAAACAGAGAATAAAGATCTTAATCGAATAAAAAAATTAGCAGGTTTAAAATACGAAGATATAATTGCTAAAGAAAATGAACAACTTAATGAATCTGAGGTTGAACAAGCACAGGTGGTTTTAGCCGCACAAGACTTGCTTGATCGCATTACAAAAATGTATGAAGATGTTGCAGAAATGCAATATAAAGATTTACCAAATTTAGCTTCAGCAATGAAAGAAGAATTAGGTGTTAATGCAACACAAGTATATTTTGATGCACAAACAGCTACATTAAGTGCATTAGTTGGTGCTCTTGAAGAAGCAAAGACAAGTATGGATTCAGCAATGGGTTCACTTACTGGTGAAGAAATGATAGAGCCAGAAGAATTTGGCGATGTAGATCTTGGAACTGTTGAACCTGACGTTGAAGCTGATGCTGATGTTGAAGCTGACGTTGAAGCTGAATTAGAACCCGAGCTTAATGATACTACCGATTTTGGTAGAGAAAAACGCTAAAATGTTTGTCAAAGAAGTCGTTGGGTCGATAATTCAAGAATTATCTGCTTTAGTTCAATATATTATTAGCCGTTCTGAATATTTAAAAACCCGTTCAACAATTTCTACACAAAGTTTTATAAAGATGGCATCTGATATGGGTATTAGTATAGATGTATCAGGATTACAGAATATAGCACAAAAACCACCACTTAGTGGAATGATAAAGAATGTAGACCCAAATACAATATCATTTGATTATGATGACGCATCAACATTAATGCCGGTTGATAAAGCACAGGATGTTGTAAAAGGTATGGCTAAACGGGCTATGAAGAAAGGCTCTGGTCTTGATAGTATTGCTAAAGGTTTATAAAAAATAATTAAAAATGGTTCTTTTATTACAATCTAAGATTGTAATAATTAAACCCGTCACAATGTTGACGGGTATTTTTTTGACTTACATGAGTTGACAATTATAACTAACAATGTTACACTAATTAAAAATAATGATAGAATCAAAATTTAATTACATACCACTTAATAGAACTACTGATGATAATGGTAAAAGACTTTATCAATCCCCCGACGGTGATAAATTAGCTTCGGTGACAACTATTTTGTCAGCCACAAAGCCTAAAAAAGATAAAGAAGGTTTAGAAAGGTGGCGTAAAAGTGTAGGTGAAAAGAAAGCCACTGAAATAGTTACAGAAGCGGCTAGTCGTGGTACTCGTATGCACTCCTATTTAGAAAAATATATATTAGGAGAAGAACTTGCAGAATCTGTATCTAATCCTTATGCACAACAAAGTTTAGATATGGCTAAAATAGTAATTAACGAAGGGTTGACTAATGTTGATCAATTTTGGGGCACAGAGGTCCCTTTGTATTTTCCACAAATATATGCAGGTACTACAGATTGTGTAGGAATGTATAATGGTAGCGAAGCAATAATAGATTTTAAACAGTCGAATAAATTTAAAAAACGACAATGGCTTGGAGATTATTTCCTACAATTAGTAGCCTATGCAGAAGCACATAATGAATTACATAGCACCAATATAAATAAGGGAGTTATATTAATGTGTACTAAAGACTATAAATTTCAGGAATTTATTCTCGAAGGTGATGAGTTTAAGCAACAAAAAGACTTATGGTGGAAACGAGTCGAAACCTATTATATGGATAAATACTAGAATTAACAGGATTATATTAGATGGCTATTGTTCAAATTTCAAGAATTACACACAGACAAGGTTTGGCAGAAAACCTCCCACAACTTGCAGGTGGGGAATTAGGCTGGAGTATAGATGAGCGTAAACTATATATTGGTAATGGCACATTAACAGATGGTGCACCAGTAATAGGTAATACCGAAGTATTAACAGAATTCAGTGATGTATTGGCATTAGCCTCTTCATATACATACAAAGGTGATGCAGGTGGTTATACAGTTGTAACCGGTGCAACAGCCGCGGCACCTATAACACGTAAGTTACAAGAAAAATTTGATGACTTTGCAAGTGTAAAAGATTTTGGTGCAAAGGGTGATGGAACTACTGATGATACTGCGGCTATTAACAGAGCACTTTATGAATTATTCAGTAGGCAGGTTAGTGCAGAGATTCGTAGAAGTTTGTATTTTCCTGCAGGTACTTATATAATTAGTGATACTATTAAAATTCCTTCGTATGCTAAATTATGGGGCGAAGGTGCAGATAGTTCTGTAATTAAATTGAACCCTGCAGATTCATCATTTCCAAGTTATCTAGCTAGAACTACAGATAGTCTTCAACAGACTGGTACTAATATTGGTTTAAATGCCGCAATATTACCAAAGCAAATTGAAATTAGTGATTTAACATTTGAAAGTGCAATAGCAACAAGTGTATTTTTATTAGAATCTACAAGCCAGGCATATTTTAATTCAGTAAACTTTATTGGCGGTGACGAGGTTGCTAATTTAGGTGTTGCAACAGCAAATACTAAATGTTTTGAAATAAAAGGCTCATCAACTAGTGTTCCTGAAATGGTTACAGTTGATAAATGTCAATTCAAGTTATGTACATATGGTGTTCATTGTGATGATGATGCTAAAGGTGTTACTGTTTCAAACAGTAGATTTTATAATTTATTTAGAGGTGCTGTTCTAGGCGAAAATAAAGAATCGGCAGATACCGGTCCGCAAGCATTTAGAATTGTACATAATTTATTTGATGAAATTGCATCTGCAGGTGTTTATATAGACAATGTAAGTCATAATTGTAGTGGATATAATACATTTTTAGATGTCGGTAATAGTTTTAATGGCGAAGGCAATGCGGCAACACATGTTATACAATTATTAGAAGATGATAATGTTAGTATTGGTGATATGTTTGAAAGATCTGATACAAATGCAACTAGTTTTAGTAGAATAAAGCGTGGTAGTGGTAAAAACGTTGTAGCATTTGATGGAGCCAAAACTATTATACAAGGCGAGTACGAAAGACAATCGGGTCTTGTAGCTACATTAACAGATGGTGTATCAACTGATGATAGCACAGATTCTACAATATTAATATTAGCAAACCCAACTTATAAATCATTTAAAATTGATTATTCAATTTTAAGAGGTGACACACACAGAATAGGTACTCTTAAATGTGCTGTGGGTCCTATGGATTCTACCGGCGCAGGATCTTTATCAATACAATGGTCAGACGGTTATGTAGAGAATTCAGATACCGGTGTTGTTCTTCAAATTATTGAAGAAGGTACAGATATAGAATTTCATTATACAACTACGGTTACAGGCACTAACGCAACTATACATTATAGTATATCACATTTGAACTAGTCTTGCCCTCTATAACGATTATATTCTTAACTGGTAGGTCTTTAAAGTCGTAAATACTCAACATGACAGCAATACAAGTAAAAAAGCGTAATGGGCATAACGAACCATTAGACATCGAAAAGTTACATAAGGTAGTTTTTTGGGCGACAGAAAGAATAACTGGGGTTTCTGCTAGTGAAGTTGAAATTAAAAGCCAAATTCAATTTTATAATGGTATAACAACAAGCGATATTCAAGAAACATTAATTAAGTCTGCCGCAGATTTAATTGATGACGACACACCAAATTATCAGTATGTAGCAGGCCGGTTGATTACGTATCACCTTCGTAAAATGGTCTATGGACAATTTCAACCTTGGGAATTGATTGATGTAATAAAGAAAAATGTAGATCTAGGTTTTTATGACAAAGAGTTATTGTCAGCTTACACAAAAGATGAATGGAAACGTATTAATTCTTTTATAAAACATGATCGCGACGAAGCACTTACCTATGCCGCAATGGAACAATTCCGTGGCAAATATCTTGTACAGAATCGTGTTACAGAACAGATATATGAAACACCCCAGGTTTGTTATATATTAATAGCCGCCACATTATTCAGTACGTATCCAAAAAATTCAAGATTATCTTGGGTAAAAGATTATTATGATGCAATTAGTACACATCAAATATCATTACCAACACCAGTTATGGCTGGTGTACGTACACCACAAAGACAATTTAGTAGTTGCGTATTAATTGAAACAGATGATAGTCTTGATAGTATTAATGCTACCACTAGTAGTATTGTAAGATATGTTTCACAAAAAGCAGGTATCGGCATCGGCGCCGGACGTATTCGTGCTATTAAGTCACCTATTAGAAAAGGTGATGCATATCACACTGGTGTTATTCCATTTTTTAAATTATTTCAAAGTGCAACACGTAGTTGTAGTCAAGGCGGAGTACGCAATGGTGCCGCAACCTTATATTATCCTTTATGGCATTTAGAAGTAGAAGATTTATTAGTTCTTAAAAATAATAAAGGAATAGAAGATAATCGTGTTAGACAAATGGATTACGGTGTACAATTTAATAAGTTAATGTATGAAAGATTATTAAACGGCGAAGATATTACCCTATTTTCTCCTAATGATGTACCAGAGGTATATGAAGCATTTTTTAATAATCCTGAAAAATTTAAAAATTTATATGAAACCGCAGAACGTAATACACATTTACGTAAAAAGAAACTTAAAGCAGTTGATTTATTCAGTTCCTTTATACAAGAGCGTAAAGATACAGGTCGAGTTTATTTACAAAATGTTGATCATGCTAATACTCATGGATCATTCCTTCCTGACGTAGCACCAATCAAACAAAGCAATCTTTGTTGTGAAATTGATTTACCAACTAAACCATTAAATGATATTAATGACCCCGATGGAGAAATTGCATTATGTACCTTGAGTGCAATCAATTGGGGTGTATTTAAACAGCCAGAAGAAATGGAAAAAGCATGTACTTTAGCGGTTCGTGGTTTAGACTCTCTTTTAAGCTATCAAAATTATCCGGTATTGGCCGCAAAACATGCCACTAAGAATAGACGTCCGTTGGGTGTTGGTATTATTAATTTTGCCTATTGGTTGGCAAAAAATGATTTTACATATACAGATTCTAAATGTTTGCCAGAAGTAGATCGTTGGGCACAATATTGGTCATATTATTTAATTAAGGCATCGGCTGATTTAGCTAAAGAACTTGGTTCTTGTCCTTATAGTAATCAAACAAAGTATCACCAGGGCATATTGCCTGTGGATACCTATAAAACAGAAGTAGATGAATTAGTTAAACATAAAGATGCTGTAGATTGGAATGGTTTGCGTAAACAATTAAAAGAACATGGAATACGTAATTCTACTTTAATGGCAATAATGCCTGCCGAAACCTCCGCCCAAATTAGTAATGCAACAAACGGTATAGAACCACCGCGTAGTTATATTAGTATTAAACAAAGTAAACATGGTGCATTAAGGCAGGTAGTTCCGCAATATAGTCGTTTAAAAAATAAGTATGAGTTACTATGGTCACAACGTAGTCCGGAGGGATATTTAAAAATTATGGCAATTCTCCAGAAGTATATTGATCAAGGAATATCAGTAAATACGTCATATAATCCACAGTTTTATGAAGATGAAAAAATTCCAATGTCGGAGTTGATTCAACATATTTTAATGTTTTATAAGTATGGTGGAAAGCAATTATATTATAATAATACACATGATGGTCAAGGTGAGCTCGATGTCGATCAGGCTCTTTCTAATTCTACAGATTTAGAAGATGATGAAGAATGTGACAGTTGCACATTGTAAGGAAATAATATGAGTATAATAAATTTTAATAAGAAAACCAGTCACCTGACTAATTTAGCATTTTTAGATCCTAATGGAAATAATGGAATGCAAAGATATGAAACTGTTAAATATCGTCAAATTGATAAATTAACAGATAGACAATTAAGTTTTTTTTGGCGACCAGAAGAAATTGATGTTATACAAGATAATAAAGATTTTAAAGAGTTAACAGCACAAGAAAAACATATTTTTACTTCTAACTTAAAAAGACAAATTTTATTCGATTCTGTACAAGGTCGCGGTCCTAATCTTGCTTTTCTTCCATTATGTTCTTTGCCTGAATTAGAAGCCTGGATTGTTACCTGGTCATTCAACGAAACAATTCATAGTAGATCATATACACATATTATTCGTAATATCTATCCTAACCCAAGTGAAATATTCGATGAAATGACAAATATTCAGGAAATACTTGATTGTGGTGTTGATATTAGTAAATATTATGATGATTTAATTGAGTATTCATTATTATATAGAGCTCTAGGTAAAGGTAAACATACAATTAATGGCGAACAAATTAATCTTAGTACATATGAGCTTAAAAAATTATTATGGTTAAGTCTTAATTCA